TGGCTTGGTTCAGTTTAGCAAAAATCGCTTTGCAAGCTGGAAGTAAGATATATGCCAACCGTCAAAAGACAAAAATGGCTATGTCAGACGCCCAACTCATGCATGCTGAGAAAATGGCCCGTGGTGAGGAGGCTTACCAGGGCAAATTGCTAGAAGCTAGGCAAAACGACTATAAGGACGAATTTGTACTCGTGATCATCTCGGCCCCCATCGTAGTTTTAATGTGGGCAGTCATGTCAGACGACCCTGAAGCGATGGAAAAGGTCAAATTATTCTTTGAATACTTTCAATCTTTACCATCTTGGTTTACGAACTTATGGATACTTGTAGTTGCGAGTATTTTTGGTATAAAGGGTACACAAATATTTAGAGGAGGCAAAAAATAATGGCTAGTAAATTTTTCAGAAAAGCGTTTGAATTTTTGGGTAAAAAAGGACCTACAATTAAGGGTGTACAACCTACAAAAAGCAAAGCTATTCAAGATAAGATTAAATTAATTAAAAGAGCAGGCAAACTTCAAAAGAAACAAGGCCTGGATACCTATAAAAAAATAGGTGTCGATAAAGTTACAAAAGATATTTACAAAATGGATGTGCCTAAAAGTTTAAGAGAGAAAAAAATGTTCGGCGGCAGAATAAAAAAGAAAAAGCCAGAAACAAAAGAACAAAAATCTATTAAAGAAAAAATTCTACCTAAAAAGAAAAAAGATAGATTAGACGAACTAAGAAAAGAACTTGGTATGAAAAAAGGTGGCAAAGCAAAATTTCCTGATTTAACAGGCGATGGTAAAGTAACTCAAGCTGATATCTTAAAAGGTAGAGGTGTATTTAAAAAAGGTGGAGCTAGTAAATAATGCCAGGTAAAGGTTTATACGCAAACATACATGCTAAAAGAAAACGTGGCGGTAAGATGCGAAAGAAAGGTGCAAAGGGTGCACCAACTGCAGCAAATTTTAAAAGAGCAAAACAAACAGCGAGATCATAATGACTAAACTATGTCCTAGAGGTAAAGCCGCAGCAAAAAGAAAATTTGATGTATACCCAAGCGCATATGCTAACGCCTACGCAAGTAAAATTTGTGCAGGTAAAATCAAAGATCCATCTGGTGTAAAAAGAAAAGATTTCAAAGGACCTAAACCATCAAAAGCTATGGGCGGTAGAATACCTTATGGAAAAGGCGGCGGTGTCTGCAAAAAAGGAATTGGTAGAGCGTACGGAAAGAATTCGTAATGGCTGGTCTAAAAGAATGGTTCAAACAAGATTGGGTCGATATAGGTTCCAAGAAAAAAGGTGGGGGTTTCAATAAATGTGGAAGAAAATCTGCAAGTGGTTCAAAACGAAAGTATCCAAAGTGCGTGCCTGCTGCAAAAGCAGCAAGTATGACAGACTCTCAGAGGCGGAGTGCCGTTGCAAGGAAAAGAAGTAAAGCACAAGGTGTTGGTGGAAAACCAACAAACGTAAGAACATTCGCAAAAAGAAAATCAATGAGTATGGGAGGCGTGGTGTGAGAAGACAAGATAAAATGCCCGCTAGAAATAAAAAGAACTTCAGGCCTACAAAGGCTGGAGCAGGCATGACTAGAGCCGGTGTCAAAGCCTACAGAAGAGCAAATCCCGGTTCTAAATTAAAAACAGCGGTCACTGGCAAGGTCAAACCAGGATCAAAAGCTGCAAACCGACGTAAGTCGTATTGCGCACGTAGCGCAGGCCAAATGAAAAAATTTCCTAAAGCTGCGAAAGATCCTAACTCAAGACTAAGACAAGCTCGCAGAAGATGGAAATGTTAAATGAGAAAAAATAAAGATCCTAAAGTAGGCACTGGTAAAAAACCTAAGGGTTCTGGAAGAAGACTTTACACAGACGAAAATCCAAAAGATACTGTTGGTATAAAATTTGCAACACCTGCAGATGCAAGAGCAACTGTTGCAAAAGTTAAAAGAATTTCAAAACCGTTTGCAAGAAAAATACAAATTTTAACTGTTGGCGAACAGCGAGCCAAAGTTATGGGTAAATCACAAGTCGCTGCTATATTTAAGAAAGGTAAAAATGCAATTAGAAACCGTAATAAATCGTCTACTTAGACATTTAAATAAACGAATAGACGAACTATCAATGGCCGTAACGTCCGGGGGTATTGACAGTATGACAAAATATAACTATATAATAGGACAGATAACAGCCCTAGAGGCAACTAAACAGGAACTCTCTAACCTGCTAGAAGATAAGGAGCAACATGGAACAGTCATCGAAATCAAAAATACAACTACCGAATAAAGAATTGGTAGGAATCAAAAAAGAAAAAGATCTAACAAAAGAAGATTCAAATAAACTACCACAGCCAACTGGTTGGAGGATGTTAGTTTTACCTTTCAAAATGAAAGAGAAAACAAAAGGCGGAGTTATTCTTGCCGAAACAACCTTAGAGAGACAACAAGTTGCGTCACAGACTGGTTTAGTTTTAAGAATGGGTCCGGATTGCTACAGGGACAAGGAAAGATATCCTGATGGTCCTTGGTGCAAGGAGGGGGATTGGGTAATGTTTGCCCGATACGCCGGATCAAGAATAAAGATAGAAGGTGGGGAGATACGTCTGCTAAACGACGACGAAGTTTTAGCAACCGTCAAGAATCCAGAGGATATCTTGCATGAATATTAACATAGAAGGAGTAAACTATGCCTAAAGAAGAAAAAATGGTTGAACTAGATACATCCGGCGAAGGCGCTGAGATTAATCTAGAAGAACAAAAAGACGAGTCGGTAGTTGATACCGAAGCGCCGAAACAAGAAACAGAAGCCCCTAGTGAAGAACCAGTAGAAACGAAACAAGAAGAAGTTAAGGAAGAACCAAAGAAAGATGACGAACAACTTGAAGATTATAGTAAAGGTGTTCAGGCAAGGATTGCAAAACTTACACGTAAAATGCGTGAAGCTGAAAGGCAAAGAGATGCAGCCACTGAATATGCAAAATCAGTTGAAGAAAAAAGAAAAGCTTTGGAAACAAGGTTTGAAAAAACTGATGCTGACTATATCAAAAAGTTTGAAACAAGTATCAGCACAGGATTAGAAGCAGCGCAAAAAGAACTTGCTGCAGCTATATCTGCTGGTGATGCTGAAGCACAAGTTGCAGCAAATAAAAGAATTGCTACACTTGCTTTTGAAAATGCTAAGCTGGAACAAAGCAAATCTGCAAGAGAAGAACAAGTATCTAAACCTGCAGATGTAAGAGTTCCAGAACAACCTAGAACTCAAATGCAAGAACCAAGCGATCCTAGAGCTGAAACTTGGGCTGCAAAAAACTCATGGTTTGGACAAGATAGAGCCATGACATATACAGCGTTCGAAATTCATAAGGATTTAGTTGAAAAAGAAGGTTTTGACCCAAGTTCTGATGAATATTATGCAGAAGTGGATAAAAGAATCCGTGTTGACTTTCCGCATAAATTTGCTAAAACAGATGTTAGACAAACGACCGAACCCGTTCAGACGGTGGCTTCAGCAAAAAGAAGCGTAAGACCCGGTCGCAAAACTGTGAAACTCACATCATCACAGGTAGCAATCGCTAAAAAATTAGGTGTGCCACTCGAAGAGTACGCAAAACAAATAAAAAACACGGGAGGAGCGTAAAATGGAAAAAAAAGAAAATACATCTCGTGCGAGCCAAACACGGTCAAAGTCTGAAAGACCAAAAGTGTGGGTTCCACCATCATCTCTAGATGCACCCCCTGCGCCTGATGGATTCAGGTACAGATGGATAAGAGCCGAAGTTGTAGGCTTTCAAGATACGAAGAACATAACTGGACGATTAAGAGAAGGTTATGAATTAGTTCGTGCCGAAGAAGTTGAAAACGCAAGCGATTATCCGGTTCTCGAAGACGGGAGACACAAGGGAGTGATTGGGGTTGGAGGCCTTCTACTTGCGAAGGTACCGATCGAGATCGCGAAGCAGAGACAGGACTATATGACTAATCGTCATAAAGACCGAAGCGAAGCAGTAGCAAACGATCTTATGAAGGAGCAAGATAGCAGAATGCCTATCAATGTTGATAGACAATCTCGTGTAACCTTCGGTGGTACAAAGAAATAATATTATTTCGTGGGTTAATCCCTATCATCGAATAAATATAAACCGTCTGTAGCAATACAGACACAAGGAGAAACAACTATGGCAAATAGAAACACACAAGGTTTTGGGCTTATAGCTGCTGGCACGCTTGGATCAACTCCAGCGACTGCCGGTTTAGGTAAGTACAAAATCGATGCGGGTTATAGTACAACTATATACAATGGTGGCGCCGTTGCTTCTGCTGCTGGTTACATTGTCGATGGTCAGACTACTGATGCACCTATCTTAGGTGTACTTAATGGAATATTCTATAACGCGGCTACAACTTTGAAGCCAACGTTTGCGAATTTCTATAAGCAACCGATAACACCAGCGAACTCAGAAGACGTGGACGCTTTTGTATACGATAACCCACAACAACAATACGTAGTTGCTACTGATGACTCAGTAGCTCAATCTGGATACCTAGAAACGTATGACATGAACACTTCTGCTGGTAGTGATACTACTGGGAAGTCTTCTGCTACACTAGATATCGCAGACACAAGTGCAGACGCCGCTTCATTCAGATTGTTAAGATCTGCTGAAGATCCTGAAAACGACGAAAACGCCGCTTTCAGATCGGTAGTGGTTGTTGCAAACTTGATTGAACTACAATCATAATAGGAGAACAGGAGAATAAATTATGGCAATATCACGATCACAGCTAGTTAAAGAACTAGAGCCAGGATTGAACGCACTGTTCGGCCTGGAATACAAAAGGTATGAAAATCAGCATGCTGAGATTTATACTGCAGAAAACAGTGACAGAGCTTTTGAAGAAGAAGTAATGTTATCTGGTTTCGCAAACGCGCAAGTGAAAGCAGAAGGTAGCGGAGTCTCTTTTGACGAAGCACAAGAAACTTTCACAGCTAGGTATACTCACGAGACCGTAGCTTTAGCATTTGCTATCACAGAAGAAGCTATCGAAGATAACCTCTACGATAGATTAGCTTCTAGATACACAAAAGCTTTAGCAAGAT